CGAAGGTTTGACATATATTAAGAACATGAATAAATGGGAAGCAGCCGAAGAATACTGTAAGGATCGTGGCTGGGAGTTTCAGATATGGACAGAAAAAACTCTACAAGAAATGAAACTATTAGCAAAGCCAATGCCGGGTAAGCTCAAAAAGCTGAAACCTCTTAAGCCATACCGTAAAAAATCTAAGAAATAGTTATAAATAGATCTATGGCAAATTTATTTCAACAACTCGAGATCGAAGCTTTTAGAGCAGGTATTACACCTCGCACTAAGCAATCTATCGATTGGTTTCGCAGAAAAGCACAGCAACTAGGACGAATTAATCGTAGAGATATACTACGTGATGAACAAGTCGCTTTAAGAAATAGACCAAAAACGGGTGCGTTTGGTAATATGTACATGTATTACTATGATGCAAAATATAAAGATACACTTCCATATTATGATGCATTTCCTTTGGTGATTCCAACAGGACCTGCACAAGGTGGATTCTATGGAATGAACTTACATTATCTTCCTCCTCTTCTAAGAGCAAAAGCTCTTGACGCATTGCTTGGAGAAGGTGATGTTCCAGCAAAATTTATTCGACCGACTATACATCGTTATTTGTTTAGTCAAGTAAGAAGTCGTTTTGCATTAATTGATAAACCAGAATGGGAGATAGCTACATTCTTACCGACAGCTGATTGGAGAAAAGCAAGTGCATCTACAGTTTATAGAGATTCAAGGAAGAAAATGTAATGGCGACTATCGACGATATTAAATCATTAGCTTCAACTCGATTAGGATTTGCAAGGACAAACAGTTTTTTGGTTACATTACCATCAGAATTTGGACTAGACTCTCGTGAGTTAAACATCTTATGCTCGAATGCAACACTTCCAGGAAAGCAGATTTTAACTAATGATAGAAGAATAGGAATGGAGTTTCAAAAAGTAGCTTATGGATATGCAGTAGACGATGTGTCTCTTACTTTTTATGCTTTAAATGATTATGGAATTAAAAAGTATTTTGACAGATGGAGAAATGCAGTCGTAGATGAATCTAATTTTCAACAAGGATATAAAAAAGATTATTCTAAAAGTGTTGAAATACATCAATTAAGAAAACCTCTATTAGGTTTTTCGAAAAGTGTAGGTCCATTTAGAGCAGGAATACAACTAGGCGGAGGCACAGTATATTCGGTTAAATTATTAGAAGCTTTTCCTACCACGATACAAGCAATAGATTTAAACAATGATTTAGATGGACTAGTTCAATTTATAGTTCAATTATCTTATACAAACTGGGAGGTCGTAGAATCTCCTCAAAACTTTATACAAGGATCTTTTAACTTAGGGCAAGTTTTTGGATGATATGACAGGAGTTAATTATGGCTTTACCAAAACTAAGTACTTCGCCGAAGTATGAAATAACAATACCATCAACAGGAGAAAAAACTTATTTTAGACCATATCTAGTAAGAGAAGAGAGAGTATTATTAATAGCATCTGAATCTGGTGATGAACATCAGATATCAAAAGCAGCAATTGATGTAATTAAAGCATGTGTTGATAAGGATATAAATGATAACGATATAACAACATATGATATGGAATACTTATTTTGCCACATTAGAGCAAAATCTGTAGGTGAAACGTCAAAAATGGTAATTACTTGCACTAGTCCAGAGTGTGACCATTCTTCTGAAGTAAATATACCTTTAGAAAAAGTTGAAGTTGATACCAAAAATATGCCAGATGCCATGATAAAAATGACAGATAATATTTTTATTGAAATGAAGCATATGACTTATTTTGATATTTTAAATAATAAGCATTTGGCTGAATCTTCAGATGAAACTGAACAAATATATCATTCAGTAATTACTAGCATAAAATCAATAAAAACTGATGAAGAAATAATTAGCGCTAAGGATGAAACATATGAAGACTTAGTTGAATTTGTAAATAGTCTATCTATTCCGCAATTCGCTAAGCTACAAGATTTTGTATTAAATTCTCCTCAGATAGCTCTACCTTTTGAATGGACTTGTGAAGTATGTAAAAGCGAAAATGCAGTTGAATTAAGAGGTATTTTAGATTTTTTTTAATAGCCCTTTCTCATGATAATTTAGTAAATCATTATGAAGTAAATTTTTTATTGATGGAACATCACAATTATTCATTAGAAGATTTAAATAATATGATGCCGTGGGAAAGGGAAGTTTATTTATCATTATTGCTTGATCATATGCGTAAAATGGAACAAAGAAGTAACGAAGGATTAATGTAATGTCAACTCTAAAAGAAATTTCTGAACTAATACGCAATAATGATTCTGAAATTATTGATAATCAGGAAGTTCAATCTGAGTCTTTAAGAAGTATTGACGTAGGAATACAGAAATTTCTCGCAAATCAAGAAAAGTCTAGACTTGATAATTTAGAAGATCGTAGAGAAGCGCGCCGCGCAGGTTCGCGACTACCAGGCGGTATAGGAGGAGCAGCCGCTGCTGCTGGAGGATTAGGATTAGCTTCAACCTCTCGAGAAGGAGGAGGCGTCGGCAGTAATGCATTAGCTACTGCAACTCAACTAGGATTAGGAGGTTTAGCACTTTCTGTTTTATTAAGACCTATAGCTCGTATGGTAGCTGGTTTATTACCAGGATCTACTGGTGAAAATATTAGATTAAACCGAAGCTTAGACAGTACTGGTGCAGAGGTTAATAGAATAAATGAAGCAGAAAGAAAAAGACTTAATCAGACAATACGAGAAACAAATGCAGAAATTAATAGGCTTAAAAAAGAGCAGCTTGATTTAAGAAACTCGTTAAGAGACGCCGATTCAACTCGAATAAAAGATTTAGAAACTCTTAGATCTCAAAATTCTGCAAGCTTAAAGTCTTTACAAGATCAAAGAAGACTTCAAGATATTAAAATGGCTGAATTACAAAAAGAATTAAATGATATAAGAAATGCAAGATCTGCAGTAAAAACAGATTCAAAAAATTTAAAAATTGCAGATCAAACTTTAACAGCAAATGAATTAGCACGTATACAATCTTCACAAAATGCGCGTAACTTTACTAATAATATTGTACCAGGTGACACATTTGAATATAAAACTCAAGCTGGAAAGACAATTCCAGTTAAAGCAGTGAGCGCATCTGCTGATAATGTTGTATTAGAATCGGGCGGAAAACAATTTGCAGTAAACGCTGAAAACTTGCAACAAAGAATAAACTTTGACCGCGGATCTAAATTTAGTCCATTCAGCACTAATAATTTTTTAAGAGCTGCTACGATCACTGATCCATTTTCAGCCGCAGAAACTGCTGCAGCCGGAGCATCAAAAATCACTTCAGGAACTGTTAGTAAAGGGCTCGGCAGAGTATCAAGGATTTTAGGAAGCGGTGCTGCTTTTGGTATTTTAACTGCTTTTGATCCTAAAAAAATGGGAGATGGTACACTATCTGCAGAACTAGCTGGTTATATAAGCAGATTGTTTAATGCTATACACCAAAATAAAAGTGTAGATGAAATAATGATTGCTAGAGGAGAATTAAGAAAATATTTATCTCAATTAGCGCCACCGGGATCTGCAGAAAGAGATATGTTTATTCAACAAGCTCTGACAATGTTAGGACTAGATAGAAGCTCATATGAAAATCTTATGTTCATGATTAGTTCACCTGATCCAGAATTTGCAACTATGCTTAAAAAGTTCTATATAGAAAGAGGCCAAACATATAGCAAAGCTAAAATGCAAGCTTTAAATAAAATGCAAGGCATTTCCGATGAACTAGGATTAAGTAGCGAAATGCGCTCAGCGTATATATCGAAAAATCTAACATCTGGATTAAATTTTACTAAAAGTATTTCAGGATTATCACAAAGTCAAGTAGCGTCTCAAGCAAAATTAGATAGATTAGAAAAAATAAGTAGTGCAGGAACAGTTGGTCCAAGAATGAGTAATGCTAATCCAAATGCCTTAATGGGTAATGATTTTAGCACTAATGATCAATCTGTAAATACAACTAATGCTTTTATTAGTGATGCAGTTGTAGATCCAGTAGATCGTAATGATATATTATTAGGCCCAACGATTGCTGCTGCAGCTGCGCTGGGCCCATAATTTTTTTTAGTCTTCGTTAGCTAACCTTGAAAAATAAGACATAGTATCGTCATCATCATTCAATTGATCTGCAGTAACTGGTTCAAGCCTTTGTGGTTCAGGAGTCGGAGCCGGTTCATTAATCTGTATTTCTTCTTTTACAGTATAAGCACCAGCAGTCGCTTCTTCACCAAGTACTCTCATCAACTTAGCCTTTAACTCATCATAAGTCTTATAGTTAGTCGGATCTGTAAACTCGTTTAGATTGTGTAGTTGATTATATAAAGATTCCAAACGAGAATCATCACCATCATAAAGAGCGGATTGAGAAGAAAATTCGGATTTATCATAATTACGATAACCTTCTACATTACGTATTTTAAGTTTAAAGTCTGCACCTTCCCAAAAGTCAAACGGATTGACCGGTGACTCGTCTTGGAAAGCCGGTTGCATAACATCCATGATCTTATCAAAGATCTTCTTACCGAACTTATAAAGGAACACTTTGCCTTCGTTATGAGGTGCCGAAGGATCTTCGACGACAAGAGTATTGACTACATAATGAAGTCGACGCTTTTGTGTCCTTGCTTTTTCTTTATCAGCATCTATGCCCGAGTTCCAGAGCCTCGAGTTGAGTTCACCAACTGGATCAGGTTGACCAATAGAAGTAAGTGAGTTTTCGATATACCACAAACCTGTTGGTCCTTTGAATCCGTGGTCCCAGTAACGTACCCACGGAAGTTCTGCTCCTTCAGTTGCTGGCAAGAATCGTAATACTGCATATCCATTCCCTGCTTTGTCTACTGTTGGTTTCCATACTCGTTCATCGACGTATGACTTTTGTTCTCCGCCACCGACGGATTCTGCTGCTTGAACTAATTTGGAGATTTGATCGCGATTGCGTTTTAAGTTTTCAAATGACATGTTTTTGTATCCTTGTATGTACTGAAATATTGACTGTAATATTATACCACATTCACACTGCTTTGTAAATAGAGGTATGTATAATATATATCATTTTATTCAAACAAAGCACTATCTAAAGTGTTAGTTTTTGGTAAAAAATTGAGCCTCATTGCTTCAGCTTCAATCTTATCTCGAATGATAGGCGAGATAAACTTTTTGACATCTTCTGGTTCGATATCATTTGTATCGCAGAGATGTAATACTGCATCCATATATGGAATTTTTAATTCGCTGACTGTCTTTTCAACCAGCTTTGTAAATTTTGATTTTGTAAGAAAGTTTTCTTCTATACTCATTTGTCCATCACCCTCAATAGTATGGTATCTTTGTTGATACGTCCATTTGGTATAGACGTTTTTGTTGTAAGTTTTTTCCAAGCAACATCGATTTGATTAATCGTTTTCTTTTGTATAATTGGAATAAACTCATCTGGTTTACGCAGTGTAACCTGCCGACTATTGACTTGGTCAAAGTTCTTAATGGTAGAACCAGATATTTCAAAACCATTAGCAGCTTGAGTGCAATACTCGATAAGTTTCTTTGACTTACAGTTGAATGCGTAAAGTCTACGAGATCCGATGAGGAGAATCGGATTAATGGAGACCAACTTAAAGTCATTGTCTTCTTTCTTGTATTGCACTCTTGCTACTTGTTTGTCAGCCGACTTAGCTTTCGGAACTCTGACTTTCCGGTTTGCTTTAGTCGCTGACTGTATCTTATCAAGATCTAGGAGCATATCTTGACAAGCTTTGATGCGACGATTGAGTTCTGGTCTTTTCAAATGAGCATAACCCTCGACGGCTTGTTCATCTCGCTTATGGTAAGCGTCTTCATAGTCTAGTAACCATCCCTCAATCGCCTGCCTGACTGGCAATGTTGCCGAGCCAGACAAACTGTATGACTGAAATAATTTGTATAGATCGATTGTAGTCTTTTCTCCATCCATCCATTGATCTTCAAGATCAAGCAAATCCTGCATAATTGTATCGCTGATTTTTCTTTGTAGTCTTTGCATAGGAGAGAGTGATACGATTTTTGCGGTGTTCTTTTCTTCTACCTTCTTCTCTTTTAGAATCAACTTCCCTTGATCTAAGAGAGTTGCAAGGTATTTCTTTATACCTTTCTCGTATACTGCAGTATGCTCATCAGCTGGCAATCCGCTATTCAACCAATATGATATTGCACCATAGTGACTAAAAGTGTAGAACTTATATTCTGGATTTGCGAGTATAGCAGATGCGTCTGACTTATTATAATTGCTCTTAATATAAGTCTTAGTGCTTTCTACAATCTGTTTACGATCTGCATCTAAATGATATTTGTCTTTAAAGACTAGAAATCCTCGATCCAATTCGATGCCAGCGATACCCGCGCGAGCCTTCGCGCGCGGTGCTTTTTTAGTTAATCTTTTACCTTTAAGTGCTGTTAACGCCATTATATTGGTCTCCTGTCATATACGTATACGTCAAATTCTTTAGCATTTTTAATGCCGCCAACAATATTTCCATGATAACTATATTGAACAGGATTTTCTGAACTAGGCGTGTAACAGCCACCTTCTGATATCATTTTAGTAATGGCCTTACGTCCACGAACAACTACTCGTTTTTTAATAGTGCTATTGTCTCGAGCTCCATAATCTTTATAACGACCAAAGACATCTGTTTTATTAAGTAATGATACTGACTCACGTAATTCATTAAGTTTATTCATATCACCTTTATCAGAAGCAACAAAAGTACCAACATAAGAACTAGAACGATTTGATTTAATATGCATAATGTATTTCTCCTTAAGCAGCTTTTAATAAAGATGGTGTTACGTTCCACATGCCTTTTTGGCCAGCGTCAACCACGACATTCTTACGATTAATTTTTACAATTGTGCCAGACATTGAGCCACGCTTTCCGATCCATTTGACTTGTTGACCAATAGAAAAACTAGAACCGATAGAACGTTCTTTCATTCTACGAGTTGTGTTAAACATACCAGCGATTTTTTGCATATCGTCGATATCTGCTTTTGCGAAAAGAACTTGGATTTGTGAAATTTCTTTAGTTGTTAATGCCATGATATACTCCTCAGTTTAAAAATAGCTTATATAATATTATACCACAGTTTTCAATAACTGTACACCATTAAATGCATTTTTTTCATTTTATTTGCATTTTTTCTCTATAACTTGCCACCGCACCAATCACCATCGGTGGATAGTTACCAAGAAACGTTCCTGCTTTGAGATCATACTTAGTTAATCGACCTTTGTGCGGATGGTCGATAGAATCATAGTTTTCAAGAATAAATTTTGCAAGATCGTCAAATTCTTGGTCAGATATAAGTGGATCATCTTCTACATAGTATGCATATGCACACATCAAATATTTTGCAACTGGATTCTTCATCCTCTTCTCATCCTCGCGATTTCTTTTGCATCATTACTATCCTTACGAACTGGCACCATATTAGATTTATGTAGTGTACCAATACCAGCTAACTCGTCACCAGTGTATTGCTTCGCCATATTTTTAAAACCATTACCTACTACATCAGACGTTTTAGCATTTGACTTTGATACTTGATAATCAGGCATATCGTAACGAAAATTATGGTCTTTGATATAACCGACACGCTTGAGTAACTTTTGTAGCTGTGGATCTTCGGTAGCCATTTTATTTTTCTTACGGCGCTTTTTAGAATTAGTGGTGGTATAATATACTGGAAGCATATGCATTGTCATCTGTAATGTTCCCTCTTTTTCATTGAGTCAATACGTATTTCGAGATAGTTAATTACCTGATTGAGAAATTCAGCATCTTGATTACCTTCAGCAATCATAGTACGAATACGAAGTATTTCGCCAGAGAACACACGACATGCTGCCATACGATCTGAGGACATATCTCTATAATCAACCATTAGTTCCAATCCCTTTCGTATGACTCTTGATCACGAGCACGATCGCCATAGTATTCATTAACGTACTTTGGTGCATCAGTGTATGCGTAGATGTTGTCACCGTTGTCAATTTTATCAAGAAAAGATGTTTCGGTTTTACGAACACTTTGATTGCGCTGTAATTTTTTATTGAATTTTTTAGAAACTTTACGAATGAGTGCCATTCTTTGTTTTTGTGTTTGTGCCATAATATACTCCTCAATATAATGTGGAAGATTTCTTGTGAAGCCTCTTCCTAAAGCTACCTGCGTTTTAATTTTTATGTCGTTTACAGGCTTAACCACGTTTGTACTCGTTCGACAATTTGTACCGGGCCTTGATGAGCTGCGTCCCTCCTGCCGTCCTCCTGGACCGGATTTCTCCAGGAGTCCCAGTATCACCTTGCTTAGCCATAACTTTCAATTCATACTGGAGAACCTACTCGTGCTTTTTTG